TGTTATACATTAATAGATATCACACCTACAGGGTTTACACGTAAGCCTAAAACACCTGAGGATATTATACGACGTAATCAACAGCGTAACTACGAAACATTCTTACAGTTAATATCTTTAAGAGCTCAGCCTACAGTTGAACACACACCTATTAGGATAGAAGATATTCAAATAGAAGAACACATATTTGGCAGTTACTACATGCCAAGTTTATTCCCTTACACTATATGGTGCTTTGACTTTTGCTCAGAACAAATAGAAGCCTATAGAAGCGAGGACAGTCCTGTAGGCAGTCTTATACAAGATTTTAACGGAATACCTATCATAGATGGCCTAGCAGAAACAGCTAAAATCAATAATACAATCAATACGTTAGGTGAACACACCAATACTTATTTCCAAGTAATTTAGTCGGTTGTGATAAATAAAACATAGCAACTAGTTTAGGCTAGTTACAAAGCATAGATTACACAAAATAGGCACATATAGGCTACTTATTAGGCACAGCAGAGATTTAATGCTTTAATATCCTTTTGGAGAAAAAAGCGTTGAGTACTACTCAAATTGAGAAAGAAAATTTAGAAGCCCACGTAGAGTTATGTGCCGAGAGGTACGATGCGTTGGAAACTAAGTTAGATACAGTTGAGAAGAAAGTAGGTTCTTTAGAGAACTCTGTTAAGGAGATCAAGGATATGATTATCCATCTTGATCGCCGTCGTTCTACGCAACTGATTACTTGGGCTGGCACCGCAGTTACAATGTTGATTGGTGTCATTGGTTGGTTACTAACTAAGTTTGTTTGGTAGACTGTTATGGCTACCACAGACAAAAATTATAAAAAGTTTCGTAACCTCGCCTTACAGAGCTTACAAAGTCTTTCATCAAATATAATCGTCAAAGTCAAGGACGATTTTGTTGTCTTTAATCGTTATAAAATTTCTCCAGTTGGCGACGGATATTTTTATTTGTATCGTCATAGTACACTAGTACATGAGTTTACAAACAGTCGCAACGCTCTAGCATATTGCATACTAGAGAATCAAGCAAGGATATTAGAAGCAGAACATTTGCTAAGACAGGATAAGAGATTACAGCGTCTTGATACGGATATTGATCGTCAAAGTCAAATTATGCGTACAACAAAAGATGCTAATAGAAAAATGTTGATGGCCGACAAAGTGTTGAATAATATTGCTATTAGAAGTGATATTAAAATTAAGTTAAACGACACAATTGAATTGGCTAAATACTATCAACAAAAAGGATTCGACGATGAAACTGCAAGAACTAGCAACAAATAAAATTAAACAGGTTGGCAAACTTATGGAGAGCTACTTCAATCGTAAGGTTGACGTATCAGGTCTTTCATTAGAACAGGCTCAGAAGTTATTGGCTAAAACAACAGCATTAGTAAATGAAGTACAATCAAGCATTGATAGACACACTTCACAGAATAACCCTGCTTACTTACAAGCACTAATGATGAAAGAAGCATTAGAAGCACATGTTCAAGAAGGCACAGCAGATACAAGAAATCCATATGCTGGTGGTACAGGTGAGCAAAAGAAACATGTTGGTATGTCAGCAATGGCACCAGCGGATATTGCTCCGGCAGATGAAGATGAAGAAGAAATGGAAGAAGCAAGTTGCGGTTCAAAGAAAAAACACAAGCATGAAAGTTCATGTTTAATGGCTGGTAAGAAAAAGAAAACATACGAAGCAAAACAAATTAATGAAGCAGACGTTGAAGAAGCACAGGTAACACTAGCGGCTCAAGACGTTGTTGATAGAATCCAAAAAATGTACGAAGATGTTGCAGAAATGCAATACAAGGACTTGCCTAATCTAGCACAAATGATGAAGCAAGAACTTGGTATTAACCAAACACAGGCATATTACGACGCAACAAACACAGCAATTTCAACTTTAGTACAGGCATTAGAACAGGCAAAAACAGATTTAGAAAGTGCAATGGCACCAATTACTGGCGAAGAAGTAGTTAGCCCAGACGAGTTTGCTACAGATGATGAAGCAGATTTAGATCTAGAAGCTGACGCTGACGTAGAATTAGACAGCGAAGAAGAAATCACAGACGAGCCAGAATTAGATACAGATTTAGGCAGAGAAAGACGCTAATGAAACTGTTTGAGGTATATGGTTCTGAAATGGAACTAGCGGCCTTGGTTCAGTATCTTATTAGTCGTTCAGAAGACTTAGGCACAAAAGGAAAAGTTGGAACAGAAACTTTTCTTAACATGGCAGACAATTTAGGCATTAATATTTCACTGAGCCAGCTACAAAGCATGGCACAGAGAGCGCCGTTAAAGAACATGATTGCAGACGTGAGCCCACAGCATGTTAGTTTTGATCTAACATCAGCGGGTAATGCTACAATGACTGTAGACAAAGCACGTAAAACGGTTGACTCCATGGCTAAAAGGGCAATGAAAAGGTAATCTCAACATTGACTTTTGCTACTCCATAAGCCCTGTTTTTTAGCAGGGCTTTTTTTACGGTTGACGGCTGGTCGATAAATAGTATACAATAATAGTCAAGTATAGGAGAACATACATGGCATATAGTGATAAAGTTTTAGATCATTACGAAAATCCTCGTAACGTAGGAAGTTTAGATAAAGAGGACCCAGCAGTAGGCACAGGTATGGTTGGTGCTCCTGCGTGTGGTGACGTAATGAAATTACAGATCAAGGTAGAAGATGGAATTATTCAAGATGCTAAGTTTAAGACTTATGGTTGTGGTAGTGCTATCGCAAGTAGTAGTCTCGTCACAGAACTTCTCAAGGGGAAG